GGTCCAGCAGATCCAGAAATCAGGAATGCGATGCTACGTCGTGGCTGGCAACCCTACAGCATTAAGGTAGGCGATCAGTATTACAGCTACGCGGGCGGAGAGCCGATTACTTCAACCATTGGCTTGGCTGCTGATGCAGCTGACGTTCTTATGCGCGGCGATGTTGATCCGACAAAAGCGGAAGAAGTTACGGCAGCGCTAACAGCTGCTATGTCTAATCAGCTGACCAACAAAACCTTTATGCAGGGTTTTGCCACATTAGTATCAGTGCTTGATGATCCGCAGCGATATGCAGGCACAGCCCAAGATAGATTGGTTGCGTCTCTTGTGCCTAGAATTGTATCTCAAGGGGAGCGACTGGTTGATCCTATTCAAAGAGAGACTAGAAGTCGGATTGACGTTCTCAAAGCGCAGATACCTGGATTGAGCGAAACATTGCCGCCTCGTACAAACCTATGGGGTCAGCCTGTTGCTATCGGTGGGGCGATGGGGCCAGACATAGTATCACCTATTTATATGTCGGAAGACGGCCCTGGCGAAACAAAAAACCCCATGGCCGAGGCGATGGGAATCAAGAACTACAATCAGCGAGCATATAAGCTAGACCAAGAGTTTTTGGATTTGCGCTGGGGTCCAGGCAAACACCCCGATGCTTTAAGCGGAGAGCTAGGATTTACTGCAGAAGAACAAAGCAGGTATCATCAATATGCTGGTATCCGCACTTTGGAAAACATGGAAAGGCTTGTCAAAAACAAGCAATACCAAGACCTCAAGCGCGGTGCTATGTCAGACGTTTCGGGAAGCTCTTTGGCTAGAGATAGGGCTATCGATATGTTGCGTGGAGCTGTAACAGATGCAAGAGAGCAGGCTCGCGCTGATATATTGCAAGATCCAGAGTTTGGTAGGGATTTGCGTGTACGAATACAGCAATTAAATCGTGTTCGTCGCCAACAAGGAATTATGCTTAGAGAGGCAACACAATGACAGTTTCTAGCAGCACCAACTCAGCAAGCTATTCGGGCAATGGCAGCACGACTGTATTTGCGTATGGGTTCAAGATCTTTGCGGATTCCGATCTGACAGTCACGCTTGTCAATGACACAACTGGTGTAGAGACCACTCAAACACTGACGACTCACTACACTGTATCAGGTGCCGGCACTAACTCAGGTGGCAATGTTACTTTTGGAAGTGCTCCAGCAAGTGGCAACACTGTCAAAATAGAACGCATCTTGCCTCATACGCAGACGACTACTTATACAGAGAACGACGCATTTCCATCTCAAGCGCATGAAGATGGACTTGATCGGTTAACTATGCTGACACAACAAGCACCAGCGTATCGAGCTGGCACGTTTGTTCCTGTGGTAGCGGATGCAGCTGTAAGCGGAAACACGGCATCGGTAGGCACAGTACACGGTCGCTACATCAAAATAGGCCGATTAGTTCACGTCACTATTCAGCTAGCGAACATCAACACAACAGGCATGACGGGCGGAAACTCGCTGTATGTTAGGAATCTACCGTTTACTGCTGTAAACCTAGCGTCTAATACACTGTACTACCATGGCTCGATGACAACGCTTAACGTCAATGTAGAGTCTGATGGCCCGTACTTCCCAGTAGTGCTAGACAACACGAGCTACATTCTATTTAACCGCAGCTTAGATAATGGCGTTCAATTCGATCCGTTGCTTGTTAGTGAGATTACCAGCCCGACAGGCGATATCTATCTCAGTGTTGCTTATGAGGCATCATCATGAGCAATGTAGACCAACGAATTTTTAACGATATCCTTAGAGAGATCTTTAACGAGGTTTTCATAGGGAAAGAAACTTACGAAAGCGGAGTCAATATATTGCTTGAAAATGGCAATAAGTTATTGGCAGAAAACGCAGACGAATTAGTAACGGAGTAACTCATGGCAGACAAAAAGATTTCGCAGTTAACCGCACTTACGACACAGGCGAGCGCTGACGAGCTTGTTATTGTTGACTCTAGTGCTACACAAACCAAAAAGATTACCGTCAATAATCTGTTCCAGGGCATACCTGTCAGCGTAGGTATCGGTACGAGTTCTCCTCAACAAGCCCTTCATGTAGCTTCCTCAGGTAGTGCTAGAATCCAAATTCAAGATACAGACACAACTAAAGCGTCAGCAAGCTCTTTAATTGAATTTAACGGTTCTGACGGTCGCAGTGCTTTTATGGGTGTAGCGTCGGGCGCATTTACAACAGACCTTGAAGCTGGATCACGGATTGTGTGGGCTTTGAGCGGTTCCGAGAAAGCACGCATCGACTCTAGCGGTAACTTACTGGTTGGTAAGACTTCTGGTTCTTTTGGTACGGCAGGAAGCGCACTGTATTCTTCGGGATTAGCACAGCACACAAGAGACGGCGCAAGTGTTTTACAACTTAATCGTTTGTCTTCTGATGGTATCATCCAGACGTTCAACAAAGACGGAAACACAATCGGCTCCGTTGGTAGTTTTGCTGGAGATATGATTATTGGCCTCGGCGACCATAAGTTGCGATTCTTTGATGGTAGCAATGCAATTAGCCCTTGTGTAGATGCTGGAACAATTAACGACAATGCGATTAGTTTAGGTGTCGCTAACTCACGCTTCAAAGACTTATACCTTTCAGGCGGTGCGTATCTCGGCGGTACTGCGACGGCTAACAAGCTAGATGACTATGAAGAAGGAACGTGGACTCCAGTTATTGCCGATGCATCTACTGGTGGCAACACGGGAACAGCTACAACTGCCGTAGGATCTTATACAAAAGTAGGTAGACAAGTAACTGTTAATGTTCGGATTGATGATCTAGATACAACTGGAATGACTGGAGCAAATAGTTTATTTATTCGTGGACTTCCGTTTACAGCAGGATCTGGAACACCAGGACAGTCGCAAGGATCTGCTAGATTAGATAGCTTTAATCTCAACGATGATTGTGTTTCCGTTGTATCTTCTACAACATCTTCTAACTCTCATTTAACTTTGCGACAAACCGTAGATAACGCGGCAGATACTAACGTAAAAATTCAAAATGTTACGTCTGGATCTGCTGATGTTTTTGCCACAATTACTTACTTTGTATCTTAACCCTATAGCCTCAGTGGACTCTGGGGCTGGACTAACAGGAGACAACAATGTCATTAACTAAAGAAGTATCAGCAGACAAAGTCGAAGTAGTAACCGTAGACGGAACAACCTCTGTTCAAGTACGTACTGCTACTCGTATCGTTGAGGATGGCGCTGTCATTTCTCAGTCTTATCACCGTCACGTAATCAACTCTGGCGACGACTGGTCATCTGAGCCATCTAATGTGCAGGCTATCTGCAACGCAGTGTTCTCGTAGGGAGTAAGCAATGGCTGCTACATTTACATGGACTATCCCAACCGTTGAGAGAGTCCTCGCTGACGGGGGAATCACTATCGCTCACTGGCGTTGCGATGCAGTTGAAGATACTTACAGTGCTGGTTCTTATGGTACGGTGGGTCTGACGTATGACGCTGATGCCGCTGACTTTATCGCGTATGATTCAGTTACCGAGGCTGATGTAATTGGCTGGGTACAAGCTGAGATTAATCAAAGCGATACTGAGACTGCGCTGCAAAGAAACATTGATGAACAGAAGACGCCAACAACAGCATCGGGCACACCTTGGGAATAGTGAACTTATAGGAGAGGAGGTTTTATGACCGCCGAAGTGACAAAGAGCATTACTGCTCAAAATACATTTAGCGACGAGATAACGCTTCAAGGTTATTTCTCAATGTCTATCACTGGCGTTGCTGGCGGCACAATCGTAACCGTGCAGCGGCTCACTGGCGTAGATGGCACTACATTCACAGATGTAGAAGAGTTCAGTGCAAACGCCGAGCGATATGGCTATGAGCCTGAAGCAGTCAAATACAAGATTGGCGTAAAGACTGGAGACTTTGGGTCTGGTACGTGTAAGGTACGTCTAGGTTTGGTTGGTCGTGGTCATGGAACTACTACGCCAATCAGATGATCGACCCTGTCACAGCCGCAGCAGGTGCCGCCAAGGCCTTTGCTATGGTCAAGGGCATGGTCGAAGCTGGCAAGTCAGTAGAGGATACCATGGGGCAAATTGCCTCTTGGTATGGTCATGCGTCTGATGTGATGTATGCGGACAGGCGGGCACAGAATGTGTCTCCCTTCCGCAAGGTTGTATTCCCAAAAAGTGTTGAAGCAGAGGCAGTCAAAGCGTTTGCTGCAAAGAAGAAGATACAAACTCAGCAGCGTGAGATCATGCTCATGATACGCTATGCGTATGGCGATGATGGATTGCAAGAGTTCAGAGCGATCAAGAAGCAGATCGTCAATGAAAGACAGAGGACCGTCTATCGACAAAAAGAATTGCGCGATAAGTTTTTGGCGGTATTAATAGCTTTGTCTGGCGTGGTGCCTATAGTGTTTTTGATTTGGCTAGTTGTAACGAAAGGAAAGCAGTAAATGAATACCGCTGAGGAGGCCTTGAAGCGTATCGAGATACATGAAGCTGAATGCAAGCTAATGCGTGAGATGATCGAGAAGCGCTTAGAGCAAGGACAAGCGCGATTTAATAGGATCGAGCGAATGCTATTTGCGATGTATCCTTTCATTATTGCGTGTCTTGGTGCAGTGGAGTATTTGCGATGAAATTTGACGCGATAAAAGGCTTGATTGGTGAGTTAGCTCCTACGATTGGCGCAGCTCTTGGTGGTCCGGTGGGTGGTGCTGCAGCTGGTATGCTGGCTGATGTGCTGGGTTGCGAGCCAACGCCACAAAAAATAGAGAAGGCACTTGCCCAGGCTACACCCGAGCAGCTGGCTGAGATCAAAAAAGCCGAGCTTGACTTTGAGGTCCGCATGAAGGAGCTTGAAGTGGATGTGTTTGCGATAGAAGCAAAGGACACACAACATGCAAGAGAATCTTTCAAAGAAGATTGGACAGCTCGGGCCATTGCTTTGTTGTCAGTTTCACTCTTTGGTGGATATATTTTCATGGTGACAATACAACCGCCAGAGGCAAATGACGACGGCATAGTCAATCTTATTCTTGGCTACCTAGGTGGCATCGTATCTAGTGTCGTTGCTTTCTATTTTGGTGCAAGCAAGTCGGGGTCAAAATGAGAAAGAGCACAATGCGTAAGTTCAAGCCAGTAGCAAAGAAAGATGGCGTTCCGGTGAAGTACACCAAGGGTGCTGACGATCCAGAAGCAAGGCGCAGAGAGATCAAGCGCACTGCTGAACGGTATCGTAAGGGGTTACTCACAAAGGCAGAAATGGATCGCATTTCTAGGGAGAGATCGCGTGGCTAAATTCAAAGGCGTACCGACGGGTGGTTTTAGTCAAAGCACTTTGCAAAAAGTCTACAAGCGTGGCTTAGGTGCGTACTACTCAAGCGGCAGCAGACCAAAAGTATCGGCGCACCAATGGGCTATGGGCCGTGTTAAGTCATTTGTTACTGGCAAGGGTGGTGCTCGCAAGGCTGACAAAGACTTATTGAGCAGGAACAAAAAATGAATATCGCCAAGATCGCTGATCAACTCAAGCGCCATGAAGGTGTACGCCTGGCTGTCTATGACGATGCAACCGGCAAGCCGATACATGCAGGCGACACACTCAAGGGTCATCCAACTATTGGAGTGGGCAGGCTGCTGACTGATGCGCGTGGACTCAATACGGCTGAGATCGAAATGCTGCTGGCTAACGATATCGACGTAGTAATCGACGAGCTAAATCGTGAGATCCCATGGTGGAATGAGATGAACGAAGCACGCCAAGCGGCCATGATCAACCTGTGTTTTAATCTTGGGTGGCCTCGGTTATCAGGATTTAAGAATATGCTGGCTGCATGTGAAAAAGGGTTGTACGAGAAAGCGGCAGATGAAATGCAAGACTCTAACTGGTACGATCAAGTGGGTTTACGTGGCGTTGAGCTTGTAAATCAAATGCGTACTGGTCGGTTTGATGATTTGGATTAGTTAGGGGGAAGATATGCCTGAGCGTCTCGAAAAAAGCTTGATGGCACGAGCCAACAAAATGGGTCTCAAGGGCAAGGAAAAAGATGCCTATGTGTACGGCACGCTGACAAAAATTGCAGGACCAAAAGGTTCCGACAAAGCAGCAAAAACCGGAAAGATAAGGCGTGGCTAAGTCACCGGCGTGGCAACGTAAAGAAGGCAAGAATCCAAAAGGTGGTCTTAATGAAAGAGGCCGTCGTTCATACGAGCGTGAAAATCCTGGCAGTAATTTACGCCGTCCTGTTAGGTCTGGTGATAATCCTCGCCGCGCCTCTTTTCTTGCTCGGATGGCAGGTATGCCTGGTCCTGAGCGAGATAGTAAGGGTCGTCCGACGCGTCTTCTCTTATCTCTCCGCGCTTGGGGAGCAACTAGTAAAGCGGATGCTAAACGGAAAGCTGCCGCAATCAGCAAACGCAACAAGGCGAAAGCATAATGTACGGCAAGGGTAAGAAGAAAAAGCCAAAGGGTAAGTAGTTAGTCCTCGTTTGGCTCTACGCCAATGATGATTAGCGCTCGCTTGGCCATGTCTGAGGCATCACCCACGTTGTCTCTGCAGGCTATGTTTTGCAGTAAGAAAATCAACTCTTCATTGATGCCAGCTGTCTGCTTGCATGTCGGGCAGTCTCCCCTCACACCAATCTGCCGACTCCTGAAGAAGTCTTTCAGCACCTCCACATCGTTCATATTGTCCATGGTTTCTCCATCCATTTAACTGCTTCCTTATTTTCCTAAACGCTCTTTGTTCTATGTTGCGGACCTCATGGCGATCAATGCCTAGCTCGTCCGCTATGTCTCGATAGCTTCGTACTGCATAGCTATCCTTTTTTGTGTACCGTTTTGCCATGAATACATCCTTCGGCATGATGAGGCGCACAGTAACAGTAAGCGCACGCCTCAGTCTCTCCAAATATTTCACGTCTAACGATGGTCTTTCTGTCTGCCCTGCGATGCCAGGTGATGCCATTGCTCGTGCGTATCCACCCAACATACCCTTCTTCATAGGCCCAAGATAGACCTCGATCAACCTCCGATGGTTTGATGAGAAGGGCGGCGGCGATCTCGCTTTCTGTGCGAGGGCCGCTCGTCCAACTCATCTCCGTTCTGACGCGCTCCCAGATATCACTGCCATCAGTGACGCGTCTTTTCGGACTCACCTACGAAACACTCCTCCTCTGTATCCCACCACTCGGGGCCACGCTGCTCTAGCTGGTACTGCTCGCACTGTCGATCAAGTGTATCCACCATCTTCTCCAGTGCAGCACGTAGGTCTGAACAGATGATGACAATACGCTGGATAGGCCCGTAGGCCTCCAGCTCATACCATCCATCAGCTCTCGTTATCAGCACCGATGTCCCCCGTAGGGTGCGATTCCAAGAACTTTTGGACTTCGGTACGTGTGACAAAGATTCGGGAACCTGTGTCGATGCTCGGGATGTTTCCCGCTTGAACCAGACGTAAAGCCCGCTTGTAGTTCCTTTGACTGCTTTCACCAAAAAGATAAGCGGCCAAGTCACTGATCGAAAGAAGTTCACCATGCATTATTCCCTCCGTAACTCTGCTGTGGTGCTTGCTGTTGCGGTGCCTGGTCATCAATCTTATTGACAAACAGATTCATACGTCCAGCGATAGGCCATGCTCGGCTGTCCTGTCCAGCCTTCTGCTTCAGTGTTAGCTGTAGCTGTACGCCAGCCTGTGCAAGCTGGTGATGTAGCTGCTCAACCGCCATTTGCTGCTGGTCGGTCAGTGGATAGGGTCGATTGTTCGCATCATCCCAGCCATTGTTGAAGGTAAGCCAGGCAGATGCCTGATACTCAACGGGCGCATTGCCTGTGCTTGCGTTGATGTTCTGCTTGAAGGTGATCTTTGCGTTGCCGAGGTGTGGTTTGTTAGCCATTGTTTGCTCCTTAGAATGGTACGTCTTCAGCGATTGCTTTTTTGCGGGCTAAGAATGCCGCGTTAATGATGCCGTTTAGCTCTGCGTGGTTCTGAGACATGAGCTTGAGGGCGGTGATGTTGTCCTCTTTCCACTGCTCCAGCGCAATATCATCAACACAAGCGTTGATCTCTTGGCAGGTTATCAGCGGTCCATACTCTTTGCCATTGACCATGATGTTTTTGGTCTTGGCTTCCTGCTGCACGTTCTCCGGTGTCTTCTGTGCCTTCGGTTTGCGTGCTGGTTTGGGCGGTGGAGGTGGTGGTTCTACTGGCGCACCAGCTTCGACTAGCTTGCCATCATCGTCAAACTCATAGTTCTCTACGAGATCCTTGTCGCCACCGATACCTAACGCGAGTACCAGGCTGTACCGCTTGCCGTAGGTAACAGCGGCACCATAGCCATGCTCATTCTGCTTGCTAGCCGGAACATCAACTATTCCAGATGACAGTGCGCCACCATGACCAAAGATGATTGTCTCGATTGCGGCACCACCAGGGCGAGGATGTGATACATGCTGAAAGAACAAGCCATGCTTGCTCATTGGCTCTCGCACTCTCTTCAGGATCTCTTCATAGGTGATGTACTTGCCATAATTTGCATCGCCCTTTTTACCGCAGATAATCGGGTCAGCGTGAAACTCTGCGAGTTTCTTCAGCAGCTCTGGCGTAGGCTGCAATCCTTTATCTTCTACTTCCATATCTTATAAGCCTCTTCTAAGTAGCTTGGTGGTTCTTGCCAGCACAGTTCATTCCATTCTGGCGAGATCATCTCCATCAGCTCGCTGGTATCCTCAGCAACCTGCAGGAACTTTTCAGTGACGTTGTTCTGCCGCTCGGTCTCCCTGATAACTTCATCAAGGTAGTCGGGCTTCATCTCGTCACAGTTGTATTGGTGGAACAGTCGGTAATCAGACTTGTTCACATAGAGTAGCCAGACTGGCATACCGCCATTGAGTGCGCGGAATCCTGCCACCTGACTTACGTTGGCTTGCTCCCATACGCCGGTAAGGTTTTTAGGTAAGCTGTTCTGCGCCCATCCTGACTTCGTTGTTTTGCTGCGCTTTGACCATTTAGTCTTCAGGTCGCCGCGAAAAGCATAGTCTGGTAGGGTTTTATACGGGATCTTGTTGCTGCCGATATAGCCGATTAGCTCCCTTTCATTCACTCGATTGGGGTCTTCGGTAAGCGCTTCCATCAAGCCGTGGTATGCGTTCTCTACCACCGGCTCGATCTCGTCAAGGTACTGATCACACTTCAGCTCGTCGGTGCCATCATCCCAGCTGCGGTGAACGTAGTACTCATGAAACTGCATGTACGCCCACTCTTTAGCTTCATTGAGGTCGGCGTCGCCAAAGATCGCCATGTCTACTGCTGTTTGTGCCAGCTTTCCGCACTCCATGTTGGCGTTGCTCGCCTGGTTAAACTTCGAATCCAGTTTGCGGATTGTCTTCCATGCCTCGTCGATCTGATCGCTCGATGCTAGCTCTGACTTCACAATGTGCCAGGCATCCGATAGCTTGGGCCTGATAACGCACTTGTCGAATAGGGTTTTGCTCCTTGTCTTTGACCTGGGATTGCTGTGCCAATAGTAGTTATGGCGCTTCGCCCAGGCTGGCAATTCGATTTCATCCATTGCTTTTATCCTGTCTCATTTCTGCACGTAGCGGCATTGAGTGTCACGTTATATCCATTGACTGATCTTGTCAACACCCATAAACTGACAGGAAAACAAGCGAGGAAACCCGCATGACATTAGATCAATGGCGCTGCCGAAAGCGCCTCAGTTACAGTAAATTAGCTAGGCTACTTGGCGCTCCCCATGCGACCGTGGTGCGGCGATGGTGCCTGCCTGCCGATCACGCATATAGGGTTATACCGAGCGGTAAATACATGGCACGTGTTGTTCAATTATCTGATGGATCGGTTACACCCAATGACTTCTACCTTCAGCGAAACTGAAGACCAAGTACATCTGCGCGTGGTCAAGTGGCTGGACATGGTGCTACCCCGTGGCTACCTGCTGCATCACTCCCCCAATGAGGGCAAGCGCCACATCAACTTCAAAACAAAGTTGAAAAGGATGGGTACCAAATCGGGCTGGCCTGACCTGGAAATCTTTGTGCCTGATGAGGCGTTTTATCCTAGCTTTAGCCCCTCACCCATCATGATTGAGCTGAAGCGCACAAAAGGCGGTCGTGTCTCAGACAGCCAGAAACAGCTCTCACGGCATTTTAAGCACTTAGGTATACGATGGTACTGCTGTAACAGCGTTCGTGCTGTGAGGGACGTCCTACGGCCTCTCATAGCCATTCATGAGTCAGTGAGTAGCGATTCACTGCTCGAACCGTTAACTACAACCACAAGGAAGCGTAAAAATGAGTCAGCAAAAAAGAATTCTTAACTACCTAAAGCAGGGGAAAGAATTAACTAGGATAAACAGTTGGCAAGAATTGAGAGTGCTCGAAGCCCCAGCTAGGATCAGCGAGCTGCGCGCGAAGGGCCATCACATCCACACTGAGATGATTACCATACGCAACAAGTACGGCGAGAAGGTACGCATTGCTAAGTGGACGCTCAAATGAACTTAGAAATACGATATGCAAACGCTGGTGATTTATCTTATATCGATCATTTGCAGAAAAAAAATGCCGAAGAATTAGCTTTTTATCCAAAAGCTGTTTTCGAAAGAGAGATATCAAATCAACGTATCTTGTTGGCCTTAGTAAATAATCAACACGCTGGGTATTTGTATCACGGGGCTATGGGCTTGGATAAGGTCAACAAAATACATCAAGCCTGCATCGAATACGATCTACGCGGCCAGTGGTACGGCGCGGGGTTGGTTAATCAGCTTGAGGCAATGAATAAAATCGTAAGCTCAGATGGATTGAGTTTGCGTTGCGGCTCTGATATTGCCGCCAACCAATTTTGGCAACGCATGGGATTTAGCTGTATCGATATCCAACCTGGTGGCGTTAGAAGGATGAGGGACATTAACGTATGGTACAAATCAATCAGTGAGGGGCTTTTTTCTGTAGATCACATCGAGCCAAGCACAAAAAAGAAAGACGCTAGTATTTGGACTAAACGAAAAAACAAAAGCCAATCAAGTATGTTGCGTGGAAAAGCACTGCTTGATTACCGCAACGCTATTTTGTCTGAGCATGGCGAGATTAGCGGGAACGGTTCTGGGAACCATGGGAACGATGGAACGAAAAAGGGGGTTGACGCCCCCCATTTCTGACGTTACGCTTCGCTTGTCAGCCCCGACAGCATAAGCTAAGCATATAGCTTATATAAAGCATTGCTAAGCATAAGCATAAGCTAAGCAATAGCTAATTACTTATATAAACTAATAGCTTATATAAAGCATTGCTTAGCTATAGCTAGCTAAGGTAAGCATTGCTAAGCATTAGCTGTTTGATGTTAGTTTATCCAGAAAGCAAAGCCATAGCGCTCTGCGTTACGCATGTATCGGCGTAGTGTGGTGTAGCTAACGCCAAGGTCTAGCGCGATGGATTCATAGCTACAAAAAAGGCCGCGCTGCTCGAAGGCATACGCGACCTGTTCAATGCTTAGTTTGGGTTTCAATGAACTAAACCTTTTGGCTCTATCCGTACTGCATTGTAGACATGGATAGCATCGAGTGCTCGTTCAGGATTCCAATCACATTCAGCGTTAAATGTATTGTCCAGCTCTTCGGCAAAGAGCCGAGCATTACGCTCGGCTTCGCTGTGATTGTTGGCGTAGCATCTCATTATCTGAGTTTCGCCACAGGGACACTTGAGCTTGACTTCGTAGTCAATCATGTTGCTCCTCCTCCAAGTCCATCAATTCATCCACCCGTCATAGTAACGGGCTTCAATGCCTTGCTCCTTAAGATACTTAAGGGCGGGACCAACACTACGTTGCGCAGACAGGTTTCCCTGTACAGGCGGCGCGGGAATAACGGTCTTTGGTTCAGCGGTTCGTTTGCGAGGTCCGCAAAACCAAACTTGAATGCCCTTGCCACCGCAACAGCTCCCCTCGTCCTTGGCTCCTTGAGCGCGCCATTCCTCATTCCAAAGCTGTTCTGCGGTGCGCAGTTCAGCGTTAATCTTTTCCAGATCGACTGGCTGGTAGGCCAGCACAGTCTCTGGGTTTCCAGTGTAAAAACGTGGTGCAGTTTTCATGGTTTAGCTTCCTTATTTAACTTCTTTGTAGTTACGCTGCTTCATCCTTGTCTAACAGGTTGTCAGCCATAGACATGGCACAGTCGTCCATGATGCGGTCGAGAATCCAGTACGCGTCAGTCTCAACCCAGTTGTCTACTTCGCAGCTCTGGTACCCGACAGTCTTGGCAAGCCTGAACATCTCAGCAGCATTGCCAGGCATCGTGTTGATCCTGGCTTCTTTAGCCACATCGCCCATGAACTCAACCATTTCTTCGTCAGACTCTAAGAAACCACCGAAGGGTTCGTTAGGGTAGCGAGTAGCCACAGAGACGATGTTAGCGCTTGCTAACTTCAGAGCGATGTCTACGACAGTCATGTCGCGGTCATTGCCGCCGATGCGCTCCTGAGTAACTAGGTTGTAAGGAGTAAAGCCCCAAGTACCTGCGCGTTTGGCGTAGCGGGCTAGTGCCGCAAAGTCAGATGGTTCACATAGATATGCACTCATAGTTTAGTTTCCTTGTGTTGGTTTCTTGAGACGCTCCGAAGAGCGTTTCGCTTGGTTACCAGCCAAGCTCATCAGTCAAGACTTGTAAGCGATGCTCGCTGCCCAACCCCCAGCCTCTTCTGCTGTATCGAAGTACAAACCAAAGAGCGGATGTCGAGGTCCGTCTTCGGTATTGTCTGGGTTGCGGTTAAGCGGGTAAATCGCCCAGCCGTTTTTGTTATGAGCGATAGCGCAATGGAAATACTCATCGCAAACCTCAATGAGGCCATCGAAGATGCCGCCTGAGTAATAGTCAGTTGGCACATCGCGTCGAGCAACAGCGCGATTGAACATATCAAAACCAGCTTTAGATGTTACAAACATAGTCACACTCCCTTGTTGACTTAGTGCAGCGCACTCGGAATTGAATGCACTGTAGTAAGTCAGTGTCCCTGAGCCTCGCGGTTGTCAGTGCTTTGCCTGCTGGCTGTCGGTCTGTCTTGTTTCCCTCGCCGACAACTCCAATCTAATTGCTGTGACAAAAAGTGTCAAGTAATAGAATGAAACGCGTGACAAATGTGACAAAACTATGTGCAGCTAATGCTAAGCAGTGGGGTTATATGTAGCTATATCAAGCGTTTAAGGGCTAAGCGGTAGGGCTGCATAGGGTGGGTAAGTTACGTTCAGTGACGGGCTTTATATGGCTTTGTAGAGCTATGTGTAGTGGTAAGTGATGGGTAAATGTTATGGCTTTGGGTAGGGGATGTGTGTGCTGTAGTAGGCAGTAGGGACGGTGTGAGTGATTTGATTCTGTCATTGGTCGCGCGCACGACGCAGCCTATGCCTATGCTATGTTAGTGAGCACTCACTTCGCTATGTTAGTGAGCGCTTACTGGGGCAGGCATGCGATTTTTCTAGCGCACCCCCCCTACCCCCCGCAAAACAGGCCGCGTGTCATATGTATATATATCCCCACCACAAAACACACATTTGCTTTCAGCCACAGTCAGCTACATAATGCAAGTGCTCTCATAGGGGCTTCCTTGTGTTTGCCCTGTTGCTTAATAGCGCAGGGCTTTTTTTGGAGTGACGGCGATGCCTAGAAAGCCAAGGCTTACAAAAGACCAGTTCTCTGAAATCTGTGAGCAGATAGCGGATGGCATGTCATTGACCCGCATCTGTAATGAGAACGCTAAGTACCCTTCATGGAAGACGGTATTGCGTCATGTGCAAGATAGCGATGAGGCTTACCAGGAATATCGCAGGGCTAGAGCATTGCAAGCTGAAGTCTTGAGAGATCAGATTATTGATATTATTGAACAACCGTTACCTGAAGATCCTAAGCTCGCCATGGCAGAAGTGCAGCGTCGTAGGCTAGAGACCGATCAGAAGGATAAGTACGTTAGGCAGTTAGCGCCGTTAGGCGTGCGCAATAAGGCTGAGGATAACGATACGAAGGTGAGTGGTACGATTACCTTGAAGTGGGATGATAGTGCTGCTACGTCATGACAGAGATATACATTCCTTATCGACCTAGGAAGCTACAGGCAGAGTTACATAAGTCTTTACAAGAGAACCGCTGGGGTGTGGTGGTTTGCCATCGTCGTTTCGGTAAGACTGTTATGGCGATTAATCACCTGCTTAGAGATGCCATCTTATCCGACCAAACCAACCCACGCTTCGCTTACATAGCGCCTACCTACCGCCAAGCCAAAGCTGTGGCATGGGATTATCTAAAGCAGTTTGCTAGCGCCATACCAATGGTGCGTTTCCATGAGACAGAATTGCGGGCTGATCTACCTAACGGTTCTAGGATACAGTTATTAGGATCAGAGAATCCTGATAGCTTGCGGGGTATCTATCTTGATGGCTGTGTTTTAGATGAGATGGCGGATATGCCTGAGTCGCTCTTCCCTGAAATCATCAGACCCGCACTATCCGACCGAAAGGGCTGGGCGTTGTTTATTGGTACGCCCCGTGGTCACAATGCGTTCTATGATCTCTATGATGCCGCCTCTGGTCAGAAGGATTGGTTTACCCAAGTCTATAAGGCGAGTGAGACAGGCATTCTCGATGAGGAAGAGTTAGAGGCGGCTAAGGCTATGATGTCGCCTGATCAGTTTGAGCAGGAGTTCGAGTGTTCATGGGTTGCGAATGTGCCAGGTGCTATTTATGGTAAAGAGCTGCAGGCACTCCATGAAAAGGGGCGCATCAATGATGTTCCACATGACCCTAGTGTCCGAGTAGAAACGTGGTGGGATCTAGGTGTAGGGGATAGCACTGCAATATGGTTTACACAGCAAGTTGGCCGGTCGGTGCATGTCATTGACTTTTATGAGAACAGGAATGAAGGATTACCCCATTATGCTGAAGTCTTACAGTCAAAAGGTTATCTCTATGGGTCGCACAATGCGCCTCACGATATCGAAGTACGTGAACTGGGTTCTGGTAAAAGTCGGCGTGAGATCGCCTTCGACCTCGGAATCAACTTCAGAGTCGTCCCCAAGCTCCCCCTCGAAGACGGCATCCACGCGGCGCAAATCCTCATCCAAAAGTGCTGGTTCGACAAAGACGCGTGCCAAGCGGGCCTCGAGTGCCTCCGTCAGTACCATAGGGCGTACAACGAAAAAAGCCGCAGCTTCAGGGCAACGCCGGTCCACGACTGGTCGTCGCACGCGGCAGACGCCTTCCGATACCTCGCAGTAGGGATAAGGGATGCGAATACTTTTGACGGCAGACCGCCACAGGCGTTTGCTGACTCATCATACAACCCATTAGCAGCGAGGATGTAATTATGGGCAGACCTAAAATTACAATGCCAGCAACACCACCGCCACCACCTGCACCGCCTATTATTCCGGCTGCGCCTATTTTTGGTAGGACAGAAGAGGAAAAGCTCAAGCGCAAGCTCTTTGATCCTCGACGTATGGGCAGGGCGCAGACTATTTTGACGGGTCCGAGGGGCTTGCTCGATTCCGCAACCAAGCGAAAGAAGCTAGGCGCTGGTGATACGTCCAAGAATTCATGACGCTAAGTTGTCTCAAGACGTGCTGCTTGATTACATGGAGCGGTATAACTATCCGTATCTTGAAGCGCACTCTCGGATAATCGACTATGCGTTTGTCGTAACATGCGAAGTAAAAGACAAGATTGCGGGTTTCTTTTGGTGCTATGCGGTAGAAGATGAAGAGACGACATGGACAGCTCATGCGTTGATCCTTCCTGATTACCAAAGGCGCTTTTTTAGTAGGAGACTGATGAATGCATTATTTAGTGTGGCTTGGGTATCTGGTGTAAACAAGCTCATTGTGGAAAACTCTCAAACAGATTTGCTGCTCAGGATGGGTGGCTATATGACAGAGGACGGTGCGGCGCTAGACTTGCCGCATAAATGGGGATGATATGAGTAAGCCAGTCAAAAAAGTAGGCAAGGCAATCCGAAAAGCCGGTGAGAAGTTTGATCGTACTATTGGTGTGAAAGCGCAGAAAGATATTCTTCAAAGAGAAGGAAGTAACTTAATGAAGACACTGACTGGCACACCAAAGATTATGCAGGAATCAGTACAGCCAGCTGGCGCAGTAGATCGCCAAGCTGTCCGGCCACTCGCTGCGCTAGGTACTCAAGGTGACAACCAGGAAGAGGCAACACGGGATTTGTATCGTCGCCGACGTGCTCGGGGTGTAGCGACCAGTCCCATGGGATTGACAGGGCAGGCAAGCGTACAGAGAAAAACGCTGCTAGGTAGCTAATTGTTCCACGTGGAACATAGGAGATAACATGGCCGATGAATTAGCAGTTCAGTTGATGCA